CTTCAACAGAGGGAAATGGACCTTATACTCATCCAGCTCCAAGAGCTCCAGGAATTTATAAATGATATACGAATACGACAGGAAATTACGACGCTCGTCGGGGCAGTAGAGGAGATATGGGGCCTGGACTTCCTGGAACATCGCACGGATCTTGTCCTCGATCTCGGGGGTGATCGTCGGGGGCGGATTTCCATTCAAACGCGACAGAATATGAGCTGCGTGCTCGTAGTACCGGTTCCGTCCAAGCTTCTTCAAGATCTCGCGAATGTTCTGCTCGGTCAAGAGAGCGATATTGTCAATGCGGCGCTTACGCAACTCGCAGATAACTTCGTTCATCACATCTTCGGGGATCTCCGTGCTCTCCTTTGCCTGGAACTGGTTCAGAATCTCGTTCAAGTGGTTCTGCTTCTTGTAGGCATAATTGTTGCGCTCCTTCGGAGGATCCCGGAAGCTCGGGAAGTCGCTGACCACCAGAGAATACTCTTCGGAGCCGCACTTGGGGCAGACGAGAATACCTTCGGCCGTAATCTCTTCTCGGGGGATATTGCACGTGGCACAGTGCTCAGCCATCTTCTTGATATACTCGGCATTCTCCGACACGTTGAGACCGTTGGAGAGACCACGACGAGATAAGTACTCATCAAACATGCGCTTCTTGGATGGTCCAATCGCTGTCTCGGTCGCCGAGAACAGCTTATCAAACGTTCCGCACTCAATTTTGGTCACAGTCTTCTTTACTGTCTGGGCATAGTAATCCAACATGATATCGCCAGATTCCAAATAGTACGACTGAATATCCGTCTTCTCTTCTGCATTAGAAATCTCAGTCCTTAAAGCATCTACTTGAGCAGACAACTTGGTGTTTCGCATAACATCTTCAAATTTGAATGGATTAAACGGTTCTGCTAGCTGCGCCTCTAGCTGCTTCAGATCCGTCCGCATTTTAACGAGACTGTTTTCGGATGTCTTCTCCTGCAGCTCTCCGACATACTTTTCATGCAACGAATCAAGAGTCTCCATTGGGTCTTTTGATTTGTTAGAACTTACCTCACGCGTCTTTTTCACCTTGAATACGTCAGATGACATTGTTGTTGTTCTTCTCCGAGAGTTCGTAAGTTGTTATTTCGTTCGGCGCGTCGCCAGTCCGAAAAATAACGCAAGGAATGCCAGGCCCAGAAGAATGGCTGGACCCGAATCGTACTTGACTAGAACGTCACCATCAAACCCTTCCTTCTTACCTGCCTTCAAAGCCGCCTCTTCCGCCGCTTCCTTCTTCTTGCGCGCCTCTTCGCTCTTGTCAAACCCGTTCTTCCACTGGGCGTATTCTTTAACAGCCGCTGCCTCACGCGCTGCCTGGTTATCGGCTTCTCGGCATCCACGCAGATTGAATTCCAGAGAGGGCGTAATGAAACGTGTCTCTTCGCCACTATCTGCACCCGTGACAACATTTGTGATACTGCACGTGTAGGCCTTACACTTCGGGACACCATCAAGAACCATTCCGTTCATGATTTTCAGAGGATTCAGAGCCGCAATATCACCACCAGCACCAGGAATCAGACCATCAAACCCACTGCCCTGGACTGCATTTGCAAAACTGTCTCCCAGGATCCCTGCTGCATCGTCCATTCCAAGCTTGTTATTCACCCACGTGTAACGCTGCACGAGTCCTCCACCTGGAGCTTTGCATAGACCACCCGTATCGCGGAAAAATTGATTTCCTGTCTTTGGTCCTCGAATGAGCCGATCTGTATATGTTCGAATAGCGCCAACGTTAGTAAAAATCTGGTCAATATCGCCTCGGTCACCGACATTCAAACTTTTAGGAGACTGGATGGTCTGGAGGTAATCAAAGGACGGACCCAAGACAACATCCATACCCGAATTGACAGCTTTGATCGGATTGTCGTTGGCGGCCGCAATTGAATCTTGGATACCGCTCCACATTATTCTTTTGGGGTAGAAGCAAATTTTGCGAGCTGTTCTTTATACGAATTGTTTGTCATGATACACGGACGCTGACGTCCCATCGTATCCACAACTCGGTCTAACGGAACCCTGAACTTTCTTGCTGTGTATGCAGCCGCCAGCGTTGCAGAGCGGTTCATGCCAGCGTGACAATGCACAAACACGTTTCGACACCCGGGATCCTGGAGAAACCTGTCCATCGCCTGTTCAAACTGTTGATAGTGCGAAGCTATGATAGGGTACCCTTCAATATCGGGAGCATCTAGGCACACATAGTTTGTTCCTATATACTTCTTTGCCCACAGGGGACACGCGCTCTCATCCGCACAATTGATGATGTGTGTAATACCTCTCACGGCTACAAAGATAGGGTTCAGATAAAAGCCGGCACCAACCATTATCCGACTGAACGGAGTTGCTGACGGATCACTAATAAACCCACGAGATGACGAACGGTACTTGCGCAAGATATTCTCAATCTCAGCCATGTTGTTTCTTTACGATAGAATTGTTAGACCCATTTTTACTTAGACTTCGCGAACCACGAAGGGCAGCACTTCTTCACTTCTGCAAGCGCAACAACCGCGATCTTACCCGCCTCCGCCTTCACGAGCTTGACAACCTCCACCACGTAAGGCAGCGTCACATCGCACCATCCAGCAAGATCGGTCTTCTGTTGTTCGGATAGCGGGGAGTCGCGGATCGCCTTCTTGACCTCCTCCACAATGAATTTCGCCTTGTCCTCATCCGACCGATCAGCGAGGATCTCAACCTCCGCGATCGTCTTCAGAACATACTTCAGCAGATCGGACTTGTTAGTGAAATCTACGACGGCAGCCTTGACAGCCTCGGTCGCGGAAGGCGCCGGAGCCGGAGCCGGAGCGGGGACAGGCTCGGGCACAGGGACTACAGCAGCATCTGAGGGGATTGTTACGGGCTCCGACATGTTTTATACTTAAATACGAGACAATGTCTCTAAGCACTATTTACGCAGCCGCAACCTCCTCCTCCGCTACCGCCTCCGCCTCCGCGTCCTGACCACCGCGGTGCTTCTTGCCGTGCTTGACCTTGACAGGCTTGCCGTTCTTGATCGTCCAGCGGTGTCCAGTCTTCTTCTCCCACTTGCGGAGAGTGCCCTTCTTCTTCGCCAGAGCCGACTTGCGGGCCGAAACAATCCGTCCGTACTTGTTGTACTTGAGGTGCTTCTTGGTCAGACCACCGGGCGTGTGGTGGGCGAGTCCGTGCATAACCGAGGCGCGAGAACCAACCGCGCGCATGTGAGCTCCTCCTGTAGCAATTTCGTCAGCCATTTATACTCTATCTTACAAATTATTGCTTGATTGAGGTAGCTACATCTTGGTCGGACAGAATCACCTCGTGAGGCAGAACGAGGTAGAGCACGCTGCTGAAAAACGCAGACATACGGTTGTCCAAAACAATGCTCCGGATCTTGTCATTGCTTGCAAGGGTAGAGAGGAGGCGGGACAAAAGAGCGGATTTCTCCAGCGTCTTCCGAGCACTCTTGACTTCTACGCGGCATGATGCACCATCCCAGTGACACAGAGATGACGTCTTGCAATCAGCGGCTCCCTGACCACGGCACGGCTTCCGGAGTTTCTTGTAAAACCCTGGGATATCTGTGGCCGACGAGACATGGACAGCATCGCCAAACCAGTCGGCTAGCTCCTCCCGCAGCTTGTCTAGATTGTGCTTGGGATCCGCCAGAAGATCGCGAAGAGTCCCATATGTTGGGTCTTGGAGATCGCGAGATAGTTGGTAAAGTAGAAAATCAAACACTTCAGCTTCATAGGTAACAGCGCGCGAGGCTTTCACAGACTCCGAGTCAGGAACGACGCTCACGAGAGTATCTTCGTTCTCGGAACTCACCGTTTGAATGATTTCTCCTGGCGTGCTGTCAGGGACACCTGACCCCCCACTGACAGGAACACGCAGACCAGACCGAGTAATCAGTTCAACTTCCTCCTTGTTGATGTTTGTGAGTTCATGACCATACTCATACCCCGGATGAATCTCAGCTAGCTGGGAGAGGTAAGCAATCATCTTGTACTTTTCGGGGTAGTCTGAAGAACGCACATCAGCGTATCCTTTCAGACGAGGACCATAAATCATCCCTGCAGGTGGGATCTGGGATGTGGGGCGAAACGGCACAATAATCTGTCCGGGAATCATGAATGCTTGTGCGCGCTCGTAGGGGTCTAGGATCACGCGGATATCCCCAGGCGACTTGCGCAGTGTTTCCTGGATGAATGCGTCTGCATTCTCAATTGTTGGGATTACTCCCTGACCACATGCCGTCTCTCGCACCTCTTCTAGTCGCTCACGTACCTTCTTGTCGAAGGGTGGTTGAGCGATGTTGGCATTATACACCGGCTTCCGCTTGCTATGTGATACGTGGCACAGGTAATCTGCTGATCCGTTCGGATACACGACAACAGCTACAGCCCGGTCCCGGCGGAGAATGGTGTTGGTGTTCATGAAACATTCGGTTGTGGGAGGTCCCTCGGGATTCACAAACAGAATGTACGCCCAGCACTCTGATACATGGCAGGCATACTCAAGCTCCTGTAGCGCCGAGAGAGTTCCTTCATCAAATGCCTTGTCAATCGATGCAACACGAGCTGCTACCTTGTCCGAGTGTCCCTCGATGGTATGAGCAATATCTTCGCGGTTCCACGAACGAAAGAACGAGCACCGAATCGTCGCTTCAGGGTTCTTAAGCGGTCCTTCAATCGTGATTGGCTTTTTGGGGTTCAGGACTTCGGGGAGCGTGGTAGCCGCATGTCCCATCCCTACGCGGAAAAACCCAGCACGGTTGGACTGAATGCGATCCTTGGCGTCTTTGAATACTTTGTAATCCACAGAAATACCTGTCGCGCGCAGGATATCAGGAGGAATGTATGCCAGACGCTTCTCGGATGGGTTCTTTGAGAGACCGAGGATATAGAAGGCTTCTACAGATGTCATATCCGTCTTCTCCTTCAGCTTCTTCTGCGGTGTCGCATAACAGCAGGGGATTTGCTTTCCGTTCTTTTTGGACTTGTAGGCAATCAGACCTGCATAGACGTGCTTACCATTTCGCTGGAGTACGGGGTACTCGGTAATTGACTGGGTAGCCTCTTCGGCCGGATCGCTGGACCGAATCTTTCCGTGGCAGACCGGGCACTTTCCCCCTGCTTCATCCAGCTGATCTTTGGTCAGAGGGATACGATCTTCGGTACACCAGTACTCTGGACAAATCACTAGACC